GTAAAAAAACCTACTATTGAACAAGTCAAGGACATGACAAACAAGTCAATGGAGGAGAAGGGTTATACGGATATTTACGGAGAACCTGAAAGCGTTTCTTTTGCAAAACCAGAACGAACAGAGGCCCAAAAAAAGGCGGGAGCTGCTGCTAATCAAGCAATGAAACAAAAATCAATAGATGCTAATACTCCACTAGCTAATAAAGCTGTTGATTTTTTAACAGAACTTCAATCAAAAAGTGATTCTAAGATTACTATAACTCACCTTACACTTTACAACGAGTTGATGAAAAAACATCCTAAACTTTTTTTACCAAAATCAGACAGTATGAAAAAGAAACAGATGATGAAATTAAAAAAAATTAGGCCTGAGATCGAAGAGTTTGTTGCAAAGAGTGGTAAAGAAGTAGGAGGAATAAAATACAGTGATGAAACATTTGGAATTATAAAAGGAGGAGAAGAAGCTACTAGACGTTCTGAGCTTGTAGAAAAATTTAGAACTACCTTTCCTGATGAGCCTGTATCAAGTTTAGATAATCCAGAGAATATAATTGGAAGTGCAACGTCAGTTGGTGTGGTAGATTTATTACAAAATCCAAAGTTTAAATTTTATGAATTTTTAAGAGATACTTTACCGACAACTAATTTAGATACTTTATTTAATACAGTAAAAATAGGAGACCCTACTGATTTAGCAAATCCTGCACAAAAATTATTTAATCAATTTAAAAAAATGGAGGATACTAGAAAAGAAGTTGGACCTTTGATAAAACCTTTTTTAGAAAGAGTTTTTCCAGGAGAAGGTGGAATGAAACCATCTGTTCAAATAGCGCATACGTTTGAAAAAAGAAATATGAAAGTTCCTAAAAGAGAAGGAACTAAAAAACAAATAGGTTATGATCCTGAAAAATTTATAGGACAAGGGGTTAATCCTGATTTTTTATATTTAGATATTTCTCCTTTAAACCAAGGCATTCAAACAAATTTAGAAAAACAAGCTAATCTTGCAGGCAAACAAGGAGACTTCAATAAATTATCTGCTATACAAGAGATAATGGAAACATTTGGTATTGAAGGTCAACAAGCAGGTATAACCATAGGTAAGAAAAGAAATCTTTCTACAAAACTAAGATCTTTAATACGTGCTTCTGGAGGTGAAGATAATATTCCTGAAATAGAAGATTTAAGAAAAGCTATATTAATTTTAGAAGAAAAAGGGTTTGCAAAAGGTGGAATAGTAGACGCGGCCGACGTTCAGTATGCCGCTCCTGGTGGGTTCTTCTCCAAGATGTTTGGAAAGCCACCACCATATTTGAAAGAAGAAATATCAAAGACGGATATTTTTTCACCAACACAGAAACAACAAGCAACACTCACGGCTCTCGGACCAGAAGCTACAGCTATAAATCCAGGACAAGTTTTTTATTCTAACCTAGAGTTGTCATTATCTAAACCAAACTCGCCTGTGAAGTTTGATTCAGAAAAAGAATTTTATGATTACATCAACGCTGCTGGTATTGGAAGAGACGAGGTTAGTGATGCACGTATTGGACCATACATATCAGCAAAAGCAAAATCAGGTGAACCTATTCTATCACAAGATATTATACAAATTACAAGTGAGTCACCTCTCAACCAATTAACAACAGAAGGTTTTGGATTTAGATCTGATAAAATAAATATAGCTAAATCGGATATACCAGAACGATACGATGCACCTGCTATTGAAAGAGGACAGCCTGTATTTAAAGAAGCAAGATATGCTGGAACAGGATTGATGCCTGGTTTTATTCCAGGTTCTTACAGAGAACGAGTGCTAAAAATTGATTCGGATAAGTTTCGAGGAGATCCAGGAACTTTACCAAGCGGAGCATCAGGGCATAACTTTGGCGATAACTATACACTTGCGTGGGGCAGAGCCACGGACCGTCCTGCTATAATCAATCAAGGTGAGGTTGTTGATAAAGCATCAGGGGAAATTATTAATCCACTAGCGGTTACAGATACAAAAAAATTACAAGATATTGAAGCGAAAATACAAAGCTTGGTTGATGATCCGTTGACCAATGTAGATCCCGATGACTTCCAAACTATTTCACAAGCTGTCAATGCTCTTGTTGAAAGATCAGGTGGACGTTTATCGTATGATAAAGCAAAGCAAGCAGTGGATGCACAGATCGTACAAAAACAAAAACAGTTAAGAAAACTACAATCGCAGTTTGTTGATGAAGAAAAAAGATTAGAGTCAATTAAAGATGTAAAACCACAAAACGTTACCATGACGTTTATTGAT